AGATTTATTAAACACAGACATAACTGTATCTGCTCAATGCGCAGTTGCATATTTTATAGATAGAGTTAAACTTGATAGTGCAGATCCTGGATATTTCCAAGCCGGACTAAAAGCAGTTGGTGGGGCTCAATCCGGTTGGCCAAAGAAAGAAGCATACTATCAATACTTTCTTGGCGAGTCTCCTCCTACAGAACAAACTGATAAGTCTACAAAACCTGGTGTTGAAGCTCAAGGAATTCCAGTAGCAGATAACGGATTACCAGTAGATCGCCAAAAAAATCTTGTCATTGGATTTAATGATCCAAATATGAAATATCCTCTTCGTCAATATATTGGAGAACCAGACACGAATCGTCTTGCGCGTGGTAAGATTGAAGGTACTGTTGTAGAGTATAAAGATGAGAAGCGTTTAGACAACGTAATCACTGGAAATAAATTCGAATGGGATCAGCCAGACATTCCATACAATGCGAAGTATCCTTATAATAAAGTAATGGAGTCTGAATCTGGTCACATCATGGAATTTGATGATACTCCAGAGAATGAACGTATTCATATGTATCATAGAAAAGGCACATATACAGAGATAGATGCAAATGGAACGCAAGTAAATCGTATTGTTGGCGATGGGTATTATATCATGGAACGCAATGGGTATGTATTCATTGGAGGTGATTGCAACTTAACAGTGAATGGAAATGTTAGAATTTTAGTTCAAGCAGATGCATATATTGACGTAACAGGCGATACGAAAGTTAACATGGGTGGAAACGCTGAGTTTAATGTAGCATCCAACATGAAATTAAACGTCGGTGGTGAGTTAGGTATTAAAGCAAACAACATTAAAATAGATTCTAATTCTGACTTTAATGTTAAAGCTTCTAGTAATACTAAGATATCTTCTGGTGGCTCATTCAATTCTACTTCTAGCGGAGCAACTAATCTAACTTCTCGTGGAAATTTTGAGGTTAACGCATCTGGTCAAGCTAATATAGAAGGATCTACTGTTCATTTAGCTGAAGGCGCTGCAAGTGCAAGTGCTGCAGATTCTTCTGGACTTGGTAATCCTATTACTGCAGGTGAAAAAAATAATCAGACATTCAAACAATTGATTCCACCACCTAGAAATTTAGAAGCAGAACTAGGATATGAAACTCCTGAGGAAAATACTGAACCAGGTGCTGCTACATATCACGCTGATAGAGCTACACCAACAACTAGCGATAAAGCTACTACTATTGAATCAACGCCTCCTCCTACTAACATAACAAAATCTACAAAAGCTGATTGTGATCTGATTTATGGAATGACATCATTCCCAGAATCTTATGTATTACACACAGATGGCACCGGTTATAAGTGGACTATTGGAAGCGTAAGTAAAGGAAACCAAGTTACTGCTGGAACGTATGGTGGCAAGGCTTATACCACACAAGAGATTGTGTGTAATATGAAAGCATTGGCTATAAATATACTTGGACCACTCAATGAACAGATCGGTCAAGTTGGAAAATCTTGGATTATGACATCAGGCTATAGAAATTATGTGCCTGCTGGAGGATCATCTACTTCTCAACACTTAATTGGAAGTGCAGTTGATATTTCTATTGGTGGTAACTTTGGATATAAAGTAAATTATGATTGGGCCACTAAGTTAGCGGCAAGTCTTCCACTTGATCAAATGCTGCTCGAATATCGTGATCCAGGAATAAATGGTAATAAGAATCCAAAGCGTATTAATTGGATTCATATTTCTTATAATAATTATGGTCCTGGAAGGAAAAAAGTAAGCACATTCTTAAACGATAAGACTCACTCTCAAGGGTTGACATATCTTGGCACTTAGTATAACAAAATCGAGTGAGTCTGGGTTTCCAGATGTGTATGAAGCAGATCCTGCAGAATTACAGTTAAAGATAAAAGCTGTATATGAATATGGAGGACCATTTTCAGTAAATTTGATATTTGTTAATACGCCTGCTGTGAGTGTGCAGCTTATTAGTTTTACATCTACGTTAAATGGTACAAACGTAGTTCAAAGCGGAGTCAATTCATTTACGTTATCAGGTTCAGCAATTAATTTGTTTAATGACGCGTACTATCAATTCATTATGCCGGATAAAACGTTAAAGATATTAAAAGCTGACACGACTGAAACATATCTTTCTCTTATAAAGTGGGAACCTCCATCCGTGAAAATGTTAACTGCTACTCATAGCATTACGTATTTAGTTACACCTCTTGTTCCAAGTGCAGAAGAATTGCCATATACTACAACATCTACATTTACTCAAGATATATTCTGGCAATGGAGAATAGCTATAGCTCAATTTAGAACTGTTCTAGCAAAGGGAACTATATAATGCCAGCAGTTGCTAGATCAAATGCAAATGATTCGGTATTCTCGCCAACAGGTACTGGGTGGCAATGTGGATCTCCAATTACTACGAAAACAGGCACTGCAATACAACAAAAAGTGTTTAGTCAGGGTAAATTAATAGTTGTTAAAGGTGAAATGGTTGCGCCACATGCACTGGGAGGATGCGGTCCCGATGAACAAACTTTAAACACACACTCGTCTAGAGTTTCTGCAATGGGAAAGAAAATAGGCAGAATTGGAGATAATTACGGTGATAACGCTATTATATCTGGATCTCCAAGAGTCTTTAGTAACTAGTCATCAGAAAATCTAATAAATAAAGATATGGCACGAAATACAAGAACATTTTCAGATTTAGATTTTAATTTTCTAAAGCACCCTGCTACTAGAGATGCTACAACGCGTTATGACGAAGAAGCTATTAAGCAATCTTTGCGTAACTTGATTCTAACTCGAAATTATGAAAGACCATTTAGAAGTTATATTGGATCACAAGTTAACTCATTATTGTTTGAGCCAATCTCACCGCTTTTAACTGCAATGCTTGAAAGAGCGATATCAGACGTTATTCAGAACTTTGAACCACGGGTAGATCTTCTTAAAGTCATCGTAATATTTAGTCCTGAAAACAATAGCGTATATATTACTATTTCTTTTAAAATAAAAAATACGTCAACTCCATTGTCAGTTAATATAATATTAGAACGTACTCGGTAATCAACTATGGCAACAACTTCATCAAATAATAGAATTAAAGTATCTGATTTAGATTATAATCAGATACGTGAAAATTTAAAAACTTTTATGAGAGGTCAATCACAGTTTAGTGATTATGACTTTGAAGGTAGTGCGCTTTCTACATTAATCGACGTTCTTGCATATAATACACATTATAATGCGCTATACACTAACTTAGCAGTGAACGAGATGTTTTTAGATTCTGCTAGTAAGAGAAGCAGTGTTGTTTCGATTGCTAATAATTTTGGATATACTCCATTGTCATGTGTGGCATCAAAAGCAGTTATAAATGTCACAGTTAATGCATCCAGCAATACTCCAACTCAAACTAAATCTATTTCTGCATTCTCTAGTTTTTCATCTACTATCGATTCAGTTCAATATTCGTTTTATACACTTCAAGATTACACCGCTGACTTAAACGGTAGTTCATATTCTTTTGCAAATGTAGAAATATACGAAGGAATTTCGCAAACACAATTATTTTTATGCACAGAACTTGAAGAAACTTTTATACTTCCAAATACTAATATAGATATATCTACCGTATCAGTTACAGTACAACAAACTGGTGAACAACCCGATTACGTAAAGTATACTTTAGCAACAGACATTTTAGAACTTCTTCCAACAAGTAAAACATATTTTATTAAAGAATTAGATAATCAGACATACAGATTATCATTCGGTACTAATAATCTTGGGCTTCCTATTATTCCTGGTAATATCATAACAGTTAGTTATATTATCACTAATAAAACATTGGGAAATGGCGCAAGATTATTCACGTACACTGGTAATGGCCTTGGCGGCCTAACAACATGTTCTACAGTTGCAGTGTCCTATGGTGGTAAGGAAAGTGAAACCATTGATGAAATTAAGTCTAATGTTTCAAACTCATTCTTTAATCAAAATAGAGCTGTAACATCCGGTGATTATGTTTCTATTATTAAGAAATTATATACAAATTTAGATTCTATAAGTGTTTGGGGAGGAGAAGATAATGATCCACCACAATATGGAAAAGTTTTTATCGCTATTAAACCAACAACTGGTCCGTATCTTACGCCACCGGAAAAGGCATATTTAACGAACACATTATTAAAATCTAAGAATATTGTTTCAATAACTCCAGAAATAGTTGATGCTTCTTATCTAGAAATAGAAATAACTAACACTATATATTATAGTCCTAATAACACAACTAGATCGAGTAACGAGATAACTGCCGCTGCAATTGCAGCTATAATTTCTTATAGAAATACTAATCTAAGAAAATTTGATGGTGTATTTAGAATGTCAAAATTCGCTGCTGCAATAGATGTAGTAGATCAGTCTATTCTAAGTAACATTACTACTTTTAGAATATTCAGCGAAATGATTCCTACGTATAATTTGGCTGCTACATATACAGTGAACATTAATAATCCAATTTATACTGATGGTTCTGCAGTAGATGCATTCAATAGTACTGGATTCTATATAGATAACACAGATACTGTTTATTATTTAGATGATAACGGGCTTGGTGCTATTAGACTTTATAGTATTGTTGAAAACACTGGAACTAAAGCATTTAAAAATAGTAGTATTGGTACTATCGATTATACTAATGGTATAATAAAGATATATGGTCTTATAATTACGAATTTACTTGAAGCTAATTTCTATTTTATATTTAAAACACAATCCTATGATGTTGTTTCTGTGAGAAATCAGATAGTTGATATTCCAGAATCTCGTGTTATCGTTAATATTATCCAAGATAAAAATATTTCAACCGGATTAATCTCTGGAAATAATTACAACTTTACTTCAAGTAGAAACTAATGACTAGTAAGTTAAAGCAATCTATTGCTGTTCAGAGACAGATTCCTGAACACATTAGAAACAATTATCCGGTATTCGTAGAGTTTATTAAACTCTATTACGATTTCTTGCAACAAACGCAGGCGCAAGATCTTGAATCAATTCGCGATATTGACACTACATTAGAAGAGTTTATCGATAACTTCAAATCAGAACTTTCTAGTAATTTTCCGATTGATATGGCGCAAGATAAACCATTGTTGCTTAAACATCTAAGAGAATTTTATTTATCTAGAGGTAGTGAAGATTCATTTAAATTTTTATTTAGAGCACTCTTCAATAAAGAAGCTGAATTATACTATCCGTCACAACAGATACTCAGAGTGTCTGATGGAAGATGGACTCAAGATGTTTCTATTTTCGTTAAATTAACTGGATCAACTACGACGTTATTTCCAGTGAATGGCCAATTTATAACGATAACTACTAGTAGAAAAACACTAACAACATTTGTAGAAAATGTAACTGAATACACGACTGATACCTTTGAGATATTCATTCAGCGCGATTATATAAACGAAATAACAGTAGGATCTACTATTTTATGTACTTCTGGTTCTAATACATACACTGGAATAATATTACAATGTCCTACTAAAATTGATATATTTAAAGCCGGGTCTGGCTTTAAAGTTGGAGATCTATATGCACTTAAGACAAGTATAGGGCGTGGATGCGTTATAAAAATAACTAAAACTGGATCTCTCGGAGAGATTAAAGCTATTCAAGTTATTAGTTTTGGACTAGATTACGAAACTAAGTTTTATTCGTATCTTTCTAGCAAAGATATAGTCGCCTTTGAATACGTTCATCCAGCTCGCTTAAATAATACTACTCCTCCTAATCCATCATATACTGAAAGAACTGGTGGATTCATCGAGTATGGCTTTGCAAGTAAACAGACATACATGTATTATGATCAGACTATCAATGTAGCTAATGAATCACAAGGAGTAGATAGATTCTATGCAGATCCATCGTATGTTGGCGAAATACAAGCCCAATTTTATGATGATCAAACTGAAAAAGTTATAGACGATTCTCTCGCAATTATTGAAATATCTTTAGGAGCTGTCGCTAAGTATCCTGGTTATTATATGACTGCAAATGGATTCATTTCAGATGAAATGTATATACATGATGGTGAATACTATCAAGCATTTTCTTATGTAGTAAAAGTAGAAGAAGAACTTAGAAGATATGCAGATATATTAAAAACTTTATTACATCCTGCAGGCATGAAAATGTTTGCAGAGTATAATATATTTACAGAACTTAAACTTTCATTCGTACAACCATTAATTGCACAACTTTTACAATTTTCAGATACTATACTTTTAAGTGATAATAGTAGTATCTATAGTTCATATGTTATAGAAAAAACTGGTATATATACAGAAGTAAATATTAACGGAATCACATACCAAATACCTGAATATAGTTTTACACCTGCAGTAGGCGCTACATTATCATTTACTTCTCAAGGTAAAGTTTCTTTACTTGCATTCAAGTTTCTTGGTCATGCAATAACTGATATCTTTGATTCTAATAACTATTCAATGAATAAAGGTTTAAGTGATACTCCAAGTGCATCAGATACTGCTAGTGATGCATTTAAGAAAGCCGTTTCTAAATTAATAGATCCAGATACTGCAAGTGCATTAGATACTGCCAGTGATGCCTTTAAGAAAGCTACTTCTAAATTAATAAATGATACTCCAAGTGCATCAGATACTGCCAGTGATGCCTTTAAGAAAGCCGTTTCTAAATTAATAGATCCAGATACTGCAAGTGCATTAGATACTGCCAGTGATGCCTTTAAGAAAGCTACTTCTAAATTAATAGATCCAGATACTACAAGTGCATCAGATACTGCTGCTGATGCTTTTAAGAAAGATACTTCTAAATTAATAGATCCAGATACTACAAGTGCATCAGATACTGCTGCTGATGCTTTTAAGAAAGATACTTCTAAATTAATAGATCCAGATACTACAAGTGCTGGTGATCTACCGACTCTAGAACCTAAATTAGTATACGCTGATTCTACGAATTCAACCAGTGATCTGCCAGTTCTACATCCAAAACCAGTATACGCTGATACTAATAGTGCATCAGATACTGCCAGTGATGCCTTTAAGAAAGATATTTCTAAATTAATAGATCCAGATACTACAAGAGCTGGTGATCTACCGACTCTAGAACCTAAATTAGTATACGCTGATAGTACGAATTCAACTACTGATCTACCAGTTCTACATCCAAAACCAGTATATAGCGATAGTACGAATTCAACTACTGATCTGCCAGTTCTACATCCAAAACCAGTATATAGCGATAGTACGAATTCAACTACTGATCTGCCAGCACTAGAACCAAAACCAGTATACGCCGATGCTATAGATAATATTATAGATTTAATTCAGCTTTCTAGAAATATTCCTGTAAATGATAGTACGAATTCTACTACAGATCTACCAGTTCTACATCCAAAACCGGCATATAATGATAGTACGAATTCTACTACAGATCTACCAGTTCTACATCCAAAACCGGCATATAATGATAGTACGAATTCTACTACAGATCTACCAGTTCTACATCCAAAACCAGTATACGCCGATGCTATAAATAATATTATAGATTTAATTCAGCTTTCTAGAAATATTCCTGTAGATGGAGATTCTGTTTCTGCGTCAGACGTTGCAGCAGATGCTTTCAAGTCAATCATTGATAAAAAATTAAACGACATTGCAGAAGCGCTAGACATTACATCTATTAACGTAAACCAACAGTACCCAGATGCTATAAATATAAGTAACACTGGCGAAATAATCCTGTCACCATATAATTCAGAATCATATTTTGAAGTATATAGTGGCTTTCAACCCTCGATAACAATATCCTAATGGATAAGGAGATAACATGATTTTAATTCCAAAACACAAAGACGCACTTCAAATCAGTGGTGCACTATCATTAATTTTGACAGATACTACTAATGACAAAATTAAACAAGAAATGTACGTTCCAAATTTAGTAGTTACTACCGGTAAAAATTGGATTGCATCTCGCTTCATAGGTAACACTCCAACTAATACGCCCATGACCCACATGGGCATTGGTATTGGTACTACGAATGCAGGTACTGATGCTGCAGCCTTGGCCATGACGATGCTTGCTGATGAATTATCGCAAACAAGATCGGGTACTGCTGACACTAGTTATACCAGAGTTACTACAACTGCAACAAATGCTACTAATACTAATAGCGTTCAATATATTTCTACGTTCAATGCTAATAACCCAAACGTTACAGCTGGCGTTATACTTAGAGAAGCAGGCATATTTACCTTAGTTAGTACAGGGCCGACAGCTGGGACCCCTGTTGGTATTATGCTTTGCAGAACAGTATTTCCAACAGTTACAAAAATGCCTAATGACTCATTGACAATCACTTGGACAATTACAATTAATTAATTTTAATTAAGGCTACAATGGCAAATATCACGACTCTATTGAAGTATTCGTTAAAGACGAATATAGTCAAGTCAATATATTTTGAAATAATTTCAAAGGTATCGCGTTACTACTATACCTTTGGAAAAAGTACTGCGTGGCCTACTGTTACAACTGTTGTTAATAATCAAACAACTGTAGTCTCTGATGAAGATAGTCCTCCAGCTATACCTGACACATATCCTTACGAACTTCAAACTCGTGGGGATATGATCTATATGAAATACATTGATTCTAATGATGCGGCAGTTGTAATTAATAGAATTAATTGGATAACTGGTTTCGTTTATGATATGTATGATGATTACACCGAAACCTATCCAGCTGCATCTGGAGCACATTCAATTGACACTGCTAAATTCTACGTAATTACTGATGAATACAATGTTTATAAGTGTTTATCTAATAACGGAAATTCTCCATCAATATCTAAACCAATTAGTACGTCATCTTTAGCTACTATCACTACAGATGGATATGTATGGAAATTTATGTATACGATCCCTCTATATTTAAGAAACAAATTTTTAAATAGTACTTATATGCCGGTAGTTACTGCTTTAACCAATCAGTTTTATTCTAAAGGATCTATTATATCATACGCTATTGAGAATAGAGGATATGGATACGTCAGAAATACTTGGAAAGTAAAACGAATTAGTGTTATAAATGGTGGAACAGGTTATACGACTTCTACACCTATTACATTTCCAGTTAATAGTTCGGGAACTAGAGCTACTGCAGTCATCTCTGAAGTTACAGCATCTGGAAGTGTTAACAAAATATCAGTTACTAACACTGGGAATTTATATACTTATCAACCACAATTAACAGTTACTGCTCCTGTTGGCGCGTCAGGTTTAGACTTTATTATTGAATATGCAATGGATGATGTTGCATATACTAAACTTTCAATAACCGGTGATGGTTATAATGAATATAATCCATATAGTATAAAGAAAGTTAATATACTTAATCGCGGAACGTTTTTAGCATCACAATCTGGTGATCCATTTGCCTTTACTCCACCGGGATTAAGTCCAGGTGAGTTACCACAAATTGCTGTTACATTTAGAGCAAAGTCTGGAACTGCATTCTTTGAAGTAGATACAGTTACAGTAACAAATAGTGGATATGGTTATACAACACCATTAGTATTCGGTGTTAATGTATTTGCAAATACATTAACTAGCGTAAATACTGCTGCTGGTGAAGTAGCGTTTAATTGTAATTTAGATTTAGCATCACAAAAGAATGAAGCAGAACTTGTTCCATTAATTAGTTCTAGTGGAGAAATACAAGCAATTCAAATAGTTACACCAGGAATAGGTTATACTTATGCTACAGTTAATGTAATAGGTAAGAAAAGTGTTTTACTGGGTGGCGTAGATATAGTGTCTGTAGATTTAAGTTCTAATCCATTAGCATTAGGTTATGTTGCGGGTTTTACTAAAGCCAGTGTAGTTTTGAATTTTGGTATTGGAACTATTGATACTAAACAGTCTAATGTTGAATTATTAGCAGTGGATGGATCTATTGAAGTTATAAAAGTTGTTAATGGCGGAAATAGTTACAATAGTGCCACTACGATTACAGTACAAGGTGATGGAACAGGATGCACAGGCCAAGCGGTTGTAGTTGATGGAGCAATAACTAAAATCATAGTAACAAATCCAGGTAGAGGATATACTTACGCTAATATAATTGCATCAATTGGATCTAACGCAGTATTAAGACCAATAATTGCACCACGTGGAGGTCATGGAAAAGATGCTATTTCAGAATTGTATGCAAAAACTCTAATGTTATATACTCGTCTTACTTCTGAGAAGAACAGAGGTTTAGATATGACTAATGATTTTAGACAAATTGGAGTTCTAAAAAATCCGTATATATACGGTGACGATAGCTTCTATAGAAAATCTACAGGATCGACTTGTATATTGATAATATGCGATATTATCACTGCCAATACTAATGCTTATAATTCTATATCTATTGACACTCAGTTAATTTCAGAAGTAGATAATACTAAATCTTTTACTGTAATAGAAAAGCAAATACTAAACGGTTCTTATTATTTAGTGCTTTCCGTGAATAGCAATTATATACCAACTTCAGGAACAGCATTCATTAATGTGGTTTCTTCAACAATTTCCTATTCTATAAGCGCATCCACAGTATCTAATCCAGAGGTTAATAAATACTCCGGAGAGTTATTATACATAGACAATAGAGTTAAGTTTGTATCATCGGCTGAACAAACTGTAGCAGTATCTACTCTAATCACATTCTAATAAAGAAAAACTTATGGCACTAGACCTTTCGATTGAACCATTCTTTGACGATTATTCTGAAGATAAAAAATTCCATAGAATTCTTTTTAGACCTGGATACGCAGTTCAAGCGCGTGAATTAACTCAAATGCAGACTATTCTGCAAGAACAAATTCGTCGTCATGGAGATCATATATTCAAAGAAGGTGCAATGGTTATTCCAGGTCAAGTTGCATATGACGTTGACTTGGGTTATGTTACAGTACTTGGTACAGCTTCGGCATTACTTAGTTTAAGTACATTAACCGGTAAAGTAATAAAGAATTCAGCTGGACTTCTCGCTGTAGTTATATCACACGCATTAAAAACTACTACAGATCCTGACACTATTTTTGTAAAATATTTAAATTCTATTCAAAATTCAGCTGGTAATAATGTAAATACATTTTTACCAAATGATGTTATTTCTACAGTAGATAATCTATTATCTTATACTGTAGACGACGACGTAACTGCAGCAAATTCTTCAGGTGTTGTTGTTACTATTCCACCGATTGGAACTGCGTGTTCAGCAACTATTGCTCGTGGCGTATACTATATTAAAAAGAATTTCGTATTAGTAACTGACCAAACTATTATACTTGACAAATATACTAATACTCCAAGTTATAGAATTGGACTTCAATTAAGTGAAAGTGTAGTTTATCCTGAAGATGATGAAAGTCTATTAGACAACGCTCTTGGATCTCCAAACTATTCAGCGCCTGGCTCTGCGCGATATTATATGGATTTAGTGTTATCTAAGAAAACATTGACAGATACACAAGATTCAGATTTTATTGAATTATTACGATTAAATTCTGGTAAAGTGACATTTAAAATAGATCGTACTTTATATGCAGAAATAGAAAAAACACTTGCTCGTAGAACTTACGATGAATCCGGCGATTATACACTTTCTCCATTCACAATGTCTACACTAGAGTTTAGAAATAATCTACGTGGAGACTGGGCCGCTGGTGAAAAATTTGTTCAAGGCGATCTAATTAAAGTTCCAGATGGTGCTTTAGGATTTTATTATTTTGTTGCAACTACAAATGGAACAAGTGGTTCTATAAGACCAACAACGTTTACTCCAACAGTAGACTATGTAACCGATAATACTATCACTTGGGAATTCATGGTTAATCCCAATTTCAATCGTGGCGTTAACACCTTCACTGCTGGAGATCCTCTATATTCTGCATTTACTATAAACGATCACATTAGATTAAATGGAATGATTGCTATAGGAATTGAAGCTGGCAAAGCATATGTTCGTGGTTATGAAATTGCGAAAATATCAACTGAATATGTACCAGTATATAAGTCTAGATCTTTACCTGCTGGATCTACTGGAACTGGTTCATTAAGTCAATATTTTAATGTAACTTCTTTACCTGCAGTTACAGATTCGTTATCTGCAGAAAAAACTGCTAGTATAGATTTATCTAGTGGATCATATATTATATGTAATACTATTAAGTATGTACCTAATGTAACAACGTTTCCCGCTATAAATTTACATAGTGCAGTTACTGCTTCTGCTGTACAAACTGGTGCCGGTTCAACTGTTATAGGTACTGCTAGAATTCGTGGAATTGAAAGACATGATGGTTCTAATACTGACTTCAAAGTATTTTTATTTGATATTAAAATGAATACTGGAAAGGACTTTGTTAATACAAAGTCTCTTGGTAATTCTACTACTTCATTCTCTGCAAATGCTATTCAGGTTTCTAGTCAAACTATTTTAGATAGTTCTTTAAGTACTTCTTTAATATACTCTATTCCACAATACGCAGTAGCAACCGTTACCGAATTAGATTATTCAGTAGTTGTACCATTCACACGAACTAGTACTGGTGGCACTACTTGGGATATAACTGCGCCGACTGGATACACATTTGAAAGCGTGGCAAATGCATCAACAAACTATATTCTTAGCAATGACGCTCTTGGGACGTTAGTATCTAGTCCAACATTAGTGGCTGGGACTGGCAATGCTAGTCTACAAATACAGGGACTAACTGCTGGTTATGTATACTCACTTTTAGCTACTATGAAAAGAGCTAACGTTGCCAGTCCACATATCAACCTTACTGTGACTGATGATCACGATGCTAATACAACGTCGGTTACAGCTACTCCAGTAACTATAGTTTTAAGTAAACCATTTGTTACCAGAATAGTTTCTGTAATGATGGATAGTCGTGGATTTACTCTTTCTGGCGGAGCTGCTAATACTTCTCCTATTTACAATACAGATATTACAAATAGATATTCGTTTAATTCTGAGCAATATACTACACATGCTGGAAAATCAACTATTACATTATTAGATCCAAGCACTCCACCAACTGGTCCAATTGATATTAAATACGAATACCTTGCATTAGGCAGCGTAAATCCCGGTGGTATATTTGACGTAAACTCTTATACTCATAGTCAATCTAAAATTATCTATGATCAGATTTTCATGGTGTCTAATTATGCGTTAAGAGATTCGCTTGACTTTAGACCAGTTGCTGCGCCAACTGATTTTATAGCAAAATACTTGCCAAAGTATGGTAGTACTGCATCTGTTAAATATATACATCATCTTGAAAGAATAGACAATATTTCATTATCTACTACCGGTGATTTTATTGTATCTAGAGGAATTCCTTCTATTACAGCATCTGAACCTAAGATTCCGAATAATACTATGAAATTAGCAACTCTTGCTATTGAACCATACACATTTAATCGCGATAATAATATAGGATTGGTTATTAGTAGAACTGAAAATAAACGCTATACGATGCGTGACATTGGTAGATTAGAACGCAGAATTCAAGATCTCGAATATTATACAGCATTAACTCTATCTGAGATAGATACTTCAAATATGCGTATAGTTGATAGTAACGGATTAGATAGATTCCAAAATGGATTTTTAGTAGATTCATTTAATGGGCAAGGCATTGGAAATGTTGCTTCGGAAGATTGGAATGCATCTATAGATTCTGCTAATAAAGAATTACGCCCATTCTTTTCACAAAAGCAAGTTACGTTAGTAGAAAATGTAAGTGCTACTACTAGAGATTACAAAGTATCTGGTGATTTGGTTACATTACCATTCACAGAAGTAGACATGATTGTACAAGATAAAGCATCTATGTCTGTGAATTTAAATCCTTATGATTTATATAGTTGGAAAGGTATAGTAGACATTAACCCATGGTCTGACACTTGGTTTTCAACAACATATCGTCCTGATATTGTTTTAAATGATGAAGGACAATATAACGCTTTAGTAGCTAAAGCAGAACAAGATGGATCATTAGGAACAGTTTGGAATGCTTGGCAAGTAGTGTTTGCTTCTTCAAGCACAATAGGAACAAAATTACAAAGTATTGGCGCATGGTCACAAGCAGATACTGAGATTTTAAGTTCAGGCAATAATGGTGGTAGTTTTTGGCGAAATCGTGCTACATTCACAACAGAAGAATTAGCTTTTATAGGCGCAACTTCGAATTTAAGTAGCGCGCAATCAAACGCTGCTGCTGGTTCACGAGTTGTTACGATTGAAACTACCGCAGTAGAAACTCAGACTTCAAGAACAGGAACTAGAACTTTTATCACAGATAAAGTAGATTCGCGTATTTTAGAAGATAGAATAGTTGATACGTCTTTAGTTCCATATATTCGTCCACGAGCAGTACTATTCACTGGATATGGATTTAAGCCAGGTGTGGCAATGAATGCATTCTTTGACAATACTCTGGTAAATGATTACATAACTCCTGTTACTAGAATTGAAATTACAGCAATAGATTCATATAGTAGCACTTTCGATGTTACTCGTAATGCAGGATCTGCGGTTTCAGATTCTACTAGAACTGTGTTCTATTCAGATGGCGCAACGGTTACTGGAACTGTAGCATTAACGAATAACAGTAATATTGTAACTGGGACAGCTTCAGATTTTTTGAAAGATTTTGCAGTAGGTGACACATTAAACATTGGAACCAATGATGGCAATAATTATACAGTTACTGAAATAACTGGAATTTATAGTATGAAAATTAAACCTGTATATGCTGGTGCTTCTATCACAGGCGTTAGTGTAAAAGTTCAAGGACCTAAACATACTACACAAGAAGTTGAAGTTGCGTTTAATCACGGGGAAGTTATTAAAGAATATGTTAATGGAGTTGCTACAGGCAATACGGCGATCGTAGTTGGACAAGAAATAGTAAACACAGTTGTTGAAGGATTCCATAGATATATTTTCGTTATGAATATTAAAGGCAATGGTCAGTTTTCAACTGCTACTGATTCATATTTAATAGGCGAGTATAACGTTGGCACTACTACAGTTAAACCTAGAGTCAAATTCTTAAACAAAACTAATTACTCTCAACTTATAACTACTGGTACTGGTTTATTACTTGGTACATTTAGAATCCCAAGTAACCCATCAATTAAATTTAGAACTGGTATTCGTGAATTAAGATTCTCAGACGACTTTTCTACTGTTCCATCGATTAGAACTGCTAGAGAACAGACTGGCGGCGGTGCTTTATACGAAGCTAATGGTTATCTAACTACTATGCAACGAACTATTGTTTCTACTAGAACTGCTACTTTAGTATCTGAGCAAACATCTGACAATAACACTGTAGTCACTAATAAAGATACAATGACTAGAGATACTGGTTGGTTCGATCCTCTTGCGCAAACATTCATGGTTCAACAAGAAGGAGGAGCGTTTATTACTTCTGTTGATTTATTCTTTGAAACTGCAGATCCAAAAATTCCAGTTCGCATAGAAATTCGTGAAGTTGTTAACGGATATCCTGGTAGCGCAGTTCTTCCATTCTCGAGAGTAGAGAAAAAAGGCGCATCAGTATTAACAAGTGCTAATGCTACAGTTGCTACAACGTTTAAATTTACATCTCCAGTGTTTGTACAGAATGGAGTTGAGTATGCTTTAGTTGCGTTATCAGATTGTAATTCGTTTAGGGTTCATATTTCGCAGACTGATACTGTTATGTATGATGGCGTAACTAGAATTTCTTCACAACCTTATAATGGTGTGTTGTTCAAATCACAGAATGCTTCTACTTGGACTGCTGATCAAACGCAAGACATGAAGTTTACTATTCGTCGAGCACAGTTTTCTAGTACACCTTTGACTATCGAATTTATTCCACCTCCGTTAGGTATGCAAACACTTGGATTTAATCCATTTAATCTTATAAAGGACAGTAGAAAATGTAGGGTAGTTCATAAAAATCATGGTATGCGCACTGGAAACTATGTGAAATTTATAAGCAGCCAAGTTATTGATAGTATTAATGCTATACCTGCAGCTAATATATTTAACATAAATCTGCAAATACTTGCAGTAGAATTAGATGCGTATGTCGTTGAATTTGCTGGGACAATTCCTTCAAGTGCCACTGGACGAGTAGGTGGTGGATTTATTAAAGCAAGCGAAAACTATGAGTTTGAAACGGCTATGATTGAGATGACTGAGATTGTTCCACCCGGAACTTCTATTTCATATGTGACAAAAGTTATTAATCATGCCGGTGTTGCAGCGTCATATCCTATGATTCCAAAAACAAACATTACATTTGAAGAAGAAAAAGTATATCCATCGTTAGTTAACTATACTAATAGTGCATTTCCAACTGGTTTAAGTGTTACTGCTACTTTAACACCATCATCAACACTTGACTCAGTTTCGCCGGTTATTGACGTGGCTAGACTTGCTATGACTATGGTAAGTAATAAAATTGATAGCCCAGATTTAACTGTTAACGATTCAACGTTAGACTATTTTCCAATTACTACAGTTGGTAGTCCTACTCAAATTGGATCTGGCAAGCCATTTACTCTTGTAAGTGATACTCTAGTTGTAAATTCTACATCTCAACCAACGTTATTCACCAATCTGAATAATAATGTAAATTCTGGTGACGTAATAAGATTTGTGTATAGCGCTATTACTAATCCTGTTAGAAATATGGTTATAGTAGAAAAGAGTCAAGATTCTAGTGGAAATTTATTCTTAAAGCTTGAATCGTTTGATGGAACTCCTATGATAGTTGAAACAACTACTAATACTGTCGCTATGACATGGTTATCACACTTTAGATCTGAATATGCAGCAAGTGGTGGATCTACTCATAGTAAGTATGTTACTAAGAAGATTAATTTCTCGCGCCCATCCGATATGTTGAAGATTATGTTTGCAGCAATTATTCCTCCTGCGGCAGATGTTGAAATATATTACAAGACTGGTGCTTCAGTATCTGGAGATTTCATAGCTTCAAGATATTATAAATTGACACCAGATTCTGGTTATGTAAAGTCTGAAACTGAATTTACAGACATCACTGCTAGCGTAGAAAATCTATCACCGTTTGATAGTGTAATTATTAAGCTAGTTATGAAGTCTATAAATAAATCTAAAGTACCACGTATTAAAAACTTTAGAGTAATTTCATGCGCAGCAGCATAATTCCAGAATTTGCAAAAGTAGAAGGACATAGTTCTCTTATTAGAGATATGTCCTCTCATGCCATTATATCTAATAATGACGACGAGTATCTTGCGCATAAGAGAAAAAATGAAGCTGCTAAGAAAAATATGAATATTATATTAGAGCAGACTAATCAAATTCAATCTCTTAAGTCTGAAGTTGAAGAAATAAAAGAAATGTTAATACAGATCCTTAAAGGGAAATAACAGATGGCAATAATATTAGCACAAGTTAGAGCAGCTACACTTGCAAATATAACACTAGCAACTACTCTTTCACTAGGTCTTTCTACGATAGATGGCGTATTAGTTGCAGCTGGTGACAGGATTCTCGTAAAAGCTCAAACAGTTAGATCTCAAAATGGTATCTATACTTTAGGCAGTGATGGTATTTTGACTAGAGCAATTGATTTTGCAACTACGTTAAGCACCACCGGCACTGTTGGTAGTATCAGTGGTAGTGGGCCATGGAATGCAACTATTACTAACATGGTTGCTGGTTCTACTGCTGGACTGGCGCAAGGTAGTAGTTTATTAGCAACTAGTGGTGGTGGTAGTTTATATGGTGGATCCCCAACTAGTGTTATAGTGACAGATATTATTAGTGCAACTAGCATTAATTACACTGTAACTGGTGGAACTACTCCAACTGTTGGAACTATCACAAATATTAAAAGCCCACAACTAGGTGGCACCGCAGTATTCGTACAAGAAGGTGATACGCTAGCAGATACTGGATGGGTTATTAGTTCTAATGGAGTATTAGTAGTTGGAACTAGTGACATAGAATTTGAAAAATTTACTGTTAATCTAAAATTACAGGGCGGTAGTATTACTGGGTCGATGGTTCTTCGACAAGAAAAAGGATATCCTCTTACTACGGCAGAATTAGATAACAACTTTAAGTATCTTTCTACTTCGCTTGTCCAAAAATTAAATACTGTAGATTTTACACCGACTGCAATTGTATTTAGAATCAATCAGTTAAGCGCTGGAGATGCTAATATTAATGCGTGGAAGTTGAATGGATATTTACCAAGTGAAAGCGCAAGTAATAGCACTATTGCTGCTCGCGATATAAATGGAAATATAACAACTAATACTTTCAATGGTGCTTTAAGTGGAAATGCTCTTACTGCTACATTAGCTGCGAGAGCAACAATTGCAAATAATGTTGATGGAGTAGTAGCTGTTATTAATGGTGGAACTAATGCAAACAATAGTGCAACTGCAAGAGCTAATCTTGGAGCAGTTGCACTGGGTGGCGACACTATGACTGGTAAGTTAACGCTACAAGCAGCAACAACTGCTGCAGCATCATTAAATATTCCAGCTTATGCCACTTCAATCGCATCTCCAGCTAATGGCGATGTATGGAGTGATGCAACTAATTTGTTCTATAGAAAAAACTCAACTACATATACTGTTGCACCTCTAGAATCTCCTATATTCACTGGAGGACCTCTTGCTCCAACAGCAGAAAATAGTAGTAATAGTACTGCAATCGCCACAACTCAGTTCGTTAAAAATATCAAGGTGTTAATAGATCAAGACATTGCCCTTAAAGCAAATATTGCATCTCCAACATTTACTGGAACTCCACTTTCTACAACACCTGCTACAACTGATAGTAGCACTAAGATTGCAACTACTGCATTCACCACAGCAATAATTGATAGCAAACTAACATCATACTATACACAAACACAAATAGACACTACATTTACTAGTTATTACACTAAAACGCAAGTAGACAATACATTTACTAGTTACTCTACGACTAGTCTTATGAATACTGCAATAGATAATAAGATAACCAATAATAATTTAAATTACTATACACAAACACAAATAAACACTACTTTAAATGGTTATTATACTACTTCTGGAACTAATACTGCTATATCAAACGCAATAACTAGTAATAATAATAATTACTCTACAACTAGTGTTATGAATAGCGCAATTAGTACTGCAGTAAGTACTAAAGCTAACACGACATATGTAGATGATCTACAAGATAAATGGGGAACATCAAAAAAATTCGTGCAAACAGCTGACCCCGGTAGTGCTGCAGCAAATGGTGACTTTTGGTTTAAGATTTAATATTATATGATAGAAGCTCTTTGGAACGGTAACAGTCAATATATACGTTTAACATCTACTGTTGATTGCGCTGTAAATTTTGCAATCGTAGGTGCTGGCGGCGGCGGTGGCGGAGCGGATGCCGGGCGTGAAGGCAGCGCTGGACTTCCGGGTAAACGTGTAATCGGGAAAGTAACTTTGAACGCAGGTAATTATATTACTTGTGTTCTTGGTCAGGGCGGATTTGCAGGTCAGAGTAATGCCGGCACTGCGGCAGGAGGCGTTGGAGGTTTTGGCGAGCTTTATAACGGTAATAGCTTTTGCGGCGGCACCGGAGGAAATGGTGGGCCTTATGGCGGCAGTGGAGGTGGTGGAGGAGGAGGTGCTGCTACTACTCTTCGATATGGTAGTGGTAACCTTATTGTTGGAGTTGCTGCAGGAGGAGGAGGCGGCGGCGGCGCTGGTATTAACTCTAATGGTTATATTAAATCATATGATCCGTATTTAGAAGTATCACAGACTTCAGCAAATAATACTGCAGGAGGTAAAGGCTTAAATCATCGATATGATGGTGGTGGCGCAGGCGGAGGTGGAGGCGGATTACCTTCTGGTAGTGGTGGAATTTGGTCAGCTGACTACGACACGGGCGCAATGTCTGGTTCTACTGGCTATAGTTCTTGGGCAATTGGGACAACGCAAGAAGCTTATTTTTCAACAATTTTAGCTTCTAATAGTAATTATATAAATGCTGGAGCTGGTGGTGCGCCCCGCTCTAATGGTCAAGGTGGTTATGCTATATTTTCTTCAACTATACTTCTTACAAATGTAAGAAATACAACAAATTCAGGTTGGGTAAATCCTTATTTAATTTATGTACGACATGGAAATGCTTGGACTACAGTAAATGAAGCATATATAAGAGCGAATAATTCATGGGTTAAAATTTTTGGTGATAACCCACTTAATACTGCAATAACATTTGCAACTGTTACTAATATCACAGGTCCAATGTCTTCATATCCACCAGCATATGTAGCTCCCGTGGTGCAGAATACTGGTAAAGGCTCGTTCGGCGCGCGAGATTGGGGAGATACTGAATCTACTCCTTCGCGTGGTGGTTACACATCCTCCCCGTCTGTTGGCAGCGATGGTAGTGTTGGAGGAGGTAGTGGTATGGGTCCTGCTAATGGACCTGCTACATGTTTTGTAAAAGGTACATTAGTTACACTAGAAGATAATACTAAAGTTGCTATTGAAGATGTCAAAATCGGTGATAGAGTAAAAGGTTTAAACACTATTAATAATGTGTTAGGATTTGATCGTCCTATGTTGATTATCGATAATGTGCGTGATGGCGATCTTTATGGTATTAATGGATTAGAAAAATTTGTAACTGCTGAACATCCTATAATGACTAAACAAGGATGGAAATCTATTGATAAAGAACACGCCGTAAAATTTGATCCACACTTAAGTGAAATATTAATAGGTAGTCTTGAAGTTGGCGATGAAATTTTAACAGAAACTGGATCAATAGTTATTGATAGTATAGAAAAATATGAAGATCAACCACAGCAACTATTATATAATCTATTATTAGATGGTAATCATACATATTATGCTAATAGTTTACTTGTGCATAATAAAGGCGCGCCGGGTGTAAGTCCAGGAGGTGGTCCTCCATGTCATGCACCATGGACTAGAATAACACTGCCTGATGGTTCATATAAACAAATACGAGATATTCAAGTAGGCGAGTTGATTCAAGGTAATGGATGTGTCAATAGTGTGATAACTTCAGTGGCACTATACTCTACATCTAGATTAGTTTCGTTTAATGATATTGGTTATTTTGTAACTGAAACCCATCCTATGCTTACTGATATTGGATGGGGCGCGTTTAATCCAATGCTATTAAAATTACAGACTCCTTCATATTACGAGCAATTGAAAGCAAATAACAATGGAAAAGATTTAGTTACAATAAGCGAAGGTTCTAATTTAGCATATTACGTAAATAATAGCATAGTATATAACTCAGTAAGTAACGTACAATATGAAAGTGGAGATAACTTTATGGTATACCGACTTAATGTATCGGGCAATGATACATTTATTGCTGAAAATATAATTTCGCATAACAAATGGTAATAACATTCGATGTTAATTTAAAATTGATATCGTATGCTAACACTATAGCATTATACTAACATATAAATAACAGAGTAACTCAATAAAGATAACGCTATGGCATTTTTAACATTTAGAGCTTCTAGTAGTCCTACGATTCCAACCGTCACTACGGTTAGTACAACTGGATTGACTAACCTTCAGGTTGATGGTAATTTTGCCTCGTTGGATAGTGCGAAGTACGAAAAGACTGGTGGCGCCATTTCAGGTGACGTTGCAATCACCGGTAGTTTAAGTACTAGTGGAAATTCCGTAACTATAAACTCTACCAATGTATTGGTAAGTGATAATAATATATCTATTGGATCTGTAGTAGCAGTTAATGCGTTATCTGGTGCTATTAGTAATAACGCTGGAAGTGGAAGTGCTTGGACTGCTACAGTCACTATGACTTCTCCATCAACCACAGCTGGTCTTATTCCAGGCACAATATTAACAAAGACTACCGGAGTTGGTATTTTTGGTGCTAATGCAGTTATTACTAGTGTTGTTAGTTTAACACAGATGACAATCTCAAGCACCTCAACAAATACTAATGGTGCTTTATCATTCAACACTGGAGTAGCTAGTGACCTAACTGCAAATGGTGGTGGCATTACTTTAAAAAGTGTGATTGATAAAAGTATCATCTGGGATAGTACAAATTCTAACTGGACGTCTAGCGAAAACTGGAATATTGTTACTGGAAAAGAATTTAAGATTAATAATGTTTCTGTTCTTAATGCTACTACTCTTGGCAGTGTTATAACTTCTTCTAGTTTAACTTCGGTTGGAACAATTGCCACTGGCACCTGGACTGCGAATACAATTGCTTCTGCTTATGGCGGTACTGGATATAGCACATACGCAGCTGGAGATATTCTATATGCATCAGCTACTAACGTTTTATCAAAATTGCCAAAGGCTACTAATGGTAATGTTCTTATGCTTGTTGCTGGAGTACCTGCTTGGGCAGCAGAAGCAGATACATTAGCGACAGTCACCGGTCGTGGTGCTACCACAGCAACCGCACTAACAATTACAAATGCTACCTCATCTGCTTTAACTGTTACTGGCGGCGTAACCATTGGCGGTGACTTAGTCGTTAATGGAACTACGACAAGTATCAATTCTACTATTTTAACTGTAGATGACAAGAATATAGAACTTGGTTTTGCATCAGCACTTACAAATCTATCTGGTTCGATCGTTACCAGCGCAATAGCAAGCGCACTTACTATGACTAGTACAGCCGGACTTATTCCAGGAATGGTATTAACTAAAGTATCAGGCACCGGTGTATTTGGTGGTGTAACAACTATTACTAGCGTAGATAGCGCAACACAGATTACAATAGGTGGTACTACAGCTAATACTCTAGGAGCATTAGTATTTAATGCCGGAGGTGTCAGTGACCTTACTGCTAATGGCGGTGGTATTACGTTAAAAGGCACATCTGATAAGACTATCAGTTGGGATAGTACAAATTCTAACTGGTCGTCAAGTGAGCATTGGAACATTGCAACTGGAAAATCATTTAAGATTAATAACACTGCAGTTCTAAGTGCTGGTAGTGTAAACGTAGCTAATGGCACATTTACAACTATTACACTTGGTACAGCGGGAATTAATGCTACTAATGGTTATAATATAAGTGGCACACAAAATGGTGGTGCAATTGAAATAAGAACAAATGGTGGTACTACTGATCGTGGTTGGCGTCTAGGTATGCGAGATGCTGGTAGTGGTTTTACAGAGCACGTATCATATTTAGAATCTGCTGGAAATGTAGTAAAATTCTTTACTAATATAACGGCAACTGGTACTATAGACGGCACCACATTCAATTCTACTTCTGACGTTCGCTTAAAATCAGAGATTGAAGTAATTGAAAACGCACTGGATAAAACACTAAGTCTTAATGGATATACATTCTTACTTAATTCTGATAAATCAAAACGTCAAACAGGCTTACTCGCACAAGAAGTTCTTAAAGTTCTTCCTGAAGCAGTAAGCGGCACTGAAGACACACACTATAGCGTTTCATATGGAAACGTCGTTGGTCTATTAATTGAAGCAATTAAAGAATTAAACACAAAAGTAACTGATCTACAAAATCAACTTGCTAATAAATAAAGCAAGAGGAATATAAAATGGCCGTAACAGCATACTTAGATATAGATCAAGGTTCTGATTTTGTCACTGAAATGACATTAGAGAATGATAACGGAACTCCTATGAATTTAGAATCTTTCACAGTAAAGTCGCAATTCAGAAAAAGTTATAATTCATTGATTGGCTATACTTTTGTCGCAAACATAACTAGTGCAGTAAATGGACGATTTACGCTCTCTTTATCTGGCATAACATCATCTGCTATAAAGCCAGGAAGATACTTATATGATGTAGAAATATATAATTCTATGGTAAAGACTCGAGTAGTTGAAGGTGTTATTACTATCAATCCTGAAATAACTAAAATATAATGAAAATAAAAGTAAACAGCCAACAGACTAATACAGTAGCTGTAAACACCCAATCTAATAATGAAGTAATAGCTATTGGAATTCAAGGTCCAGCAGGAATTCCTGGATCGTCTATTACTATATTAGGTAATATTACAGACATAGATGCAACAACTAAAACAGAAGGTTCTCTTTTAGTCTATAAAGCAAATACACAAAAATGGACATCTACCACTACGCTGGACGCGCAGAACATGGAAGGTGGAGAGTTTTAATCGGAGAAAATAAAAATGGCAAGCATAATTAGAATTAAAAGATCGTCGACTGTAGGTAATCCGGGTACACTAGGTGCTGGCGAATTAGCATATTCAGCTTTAGCCAATACAGGATTTACTGGAGGTACTGCTACTGGCGGCGGTATGTTATACATTGGTGTAGGTGTTGAAACCTCTGGTAACGCCGCTACGCACGCAGTTATTGGTGGCGCATATTACACTGCGGCAATTGATAATGCTGCAAGTACAAATACTGTATCAACACTGGTTAAACGTGATGCTTCTGGTAATTTCTCTGCTGGTACGATTACTGCTGCTCTTACTGGTAATGCTTCTACTGCCACTGCTCTAGCAACTGGTCGTACAATTGCTTTAACTGGAGATGTTACTTATACATCTAGTTCATTCGATGGAACTGGTAACGTAACTGGTACTGCAACTCTTGCAAATACCGCAGTAACTGCAGGATCATACGGTTCTTCAACTGCAATTCCAACATTTACAGTTGACTCAAAAGGTCGACTAACTGCAGCTAGTACTGCTACAATTAGTACAACACTCACACTAAATGCAGGTGGTTCTACTACAGCTTCTGTTGCTCTTGGTACTGATAACTTAACATTTACTAGTACTTCTGGCATTACCACTACTATTAGCAAAGCAAGTACAACAGCAACTCTAACAATTGGTATTGATTCTACTGTTGCAACATTAACTGGTTCACAAACTCTTACTAACAAGACTCTTACTGCTCCATTAATATCATCAATCACTGGTGTTTCTGGCAACCTTGTTATTACTGCATTTGCTGGTAATAATAGTATTAGTTTGGCACCAACGGGAACTGGTACTGTTGATGTTAATAGTAAGAGAATCACCTCTGTTGGTGATCCTACACAAGCACAAGATGCTGCTACTAAGGCATACGTTGATAGTCTATCAAATGGTCTTGATGTTAAAGCATCAGTAGTTGCAGCATCTACAACTGCACTTACTGTAACATATTCAAATGGTACTGCTGGCGTTGGTGCTACGCTTACTAACGCTGGCACCCAAGCTGCATTCACTCTTGATAGTATTGCTCTTTCATCTGGTGATCGTGTTCTTATTAAAGATCAAGCATCTGGTTTACAGAATGGTGTGTATACTGTTACAACAGTTGGTACAGTTTCTACAAACTGGGTACTTACTCGTGCTACTGACTTTGATAATAGTCCAGGTACTGAAGTTTCTCCAGGAACTTTCTTCTTCGTTGAACAAGGCACATCAAACGCTGATAATGGTTATGTAGTTTCTACAAATACTGCAATTACTATTGGTACTACTTCTATCGACTTTAGTCAATTCTCCGGCGCAGGTCAAATTACTGCTGGTGCTGGTCTAACTAAGTCTGGTAACACTGTTGATGTTGTTGGCACTGCCGCTCGTATTACTGTTAATGCTGACTCTATTGATATTGCATCGACATATGTTGGTCAAACCTCTATTACCACTCTTGGTACTATTGGAACTGGTGTTTGGCAAGGTACACTGATCGGACCAACTTATGGTGGCACTGGTGTTAATAATGGATCTAGTACATTTACTATTGCGGGTAACGTAACGCACTCCGGCGCTTTCACTCAATCATTTACAGCAACTGCAAATACTGCTGTTACACTACCAACCACAGGTACTCTTGCTACTCTGGCTGGATCTGAAACATTCACTAACAAGACTCTTACTTCTCCAGTAATTGCTACTATAGTTAACACTGGTACACTGACTCTACCAACTTCTACAGATACTTTAGTTGGACGTGCTACCACAGACACATTAACTAATAAGACTTTAACAGCACCAACTATCAATGGTGGCACTCATACTGCTATTACTACTCTTGGCATCCGTGATACTTCTGCAGCATTTGATATAACTATCGCAGCAACTTCTTCTACCACTCTTACTGCTGGTAGAACATTAACTCTTGATATGGTTAATGCTGCAAGAACTATTAAACTTGCTGGTAATATTGACTTTGCTGGTAATTTAAGTACTTCTGGTGCTTTTGCTACTACTCTTACTGTTACTGCTGCAACTAACGTAACACTACCAACCACGGGTACACTAGCAACATTAGCCGGTACGGAAACTTTAACCAACAAAACAATTACTGGTGCAGTAATTACTACTGGTAGTATTAATAACACTCCAATTGGTGCTAGCACTGCAAACACAGGTGCATTCACTACATTAACATCTAATGGCGCTACAACGTTCACCTTATCTACAGATGCAACTGCTATAGGAACTGCAGCGGTTATTCTTACTGGCGGTTTGTCAGTAGCTAAGGCAATATATGTTGGGACTAACATCACTGGTGCAGGTGCTGCAACATCTACATTGGACGGATTCCAAATTGATGGTGGTACTTATTAATCTTGTATAAATAAAACAAACACCACAGGGAGTTTTTACTCCCTTTTCTTTTTCCTTTTTTAAGGGTGCATAATGTCAAATAAACTTCTTTTAAAAAAATCTTCTGTAACTTCAAAAGTTCCTCTAACTACAGACTTAGATTATGGTGAATTAGCACTTAACTACACCGATGGTAAGTTGTATTATAAGACAGCAAGTAATACTATTAAAAGTTTTACAGATGATACTTCTGTTGTAACTCTTACTGGTACCCAAACCCTCACAAATAAGACACTTACTTCTCCAATAATAACACTACTTGATACTCAATTTACGCTACAAGATGACGTAGACCCAACAAAACAAGCACAGTTCCAGTTGTCTGGAATTACAACTGGAACAACAGGCACTTACACATTACCCGCTGCTACTACGACCTTAGCTGGATTGGGAACTACACAGACATTTACCGGTACTACCAATACGTTCTCTGGAACTCTGACTGTTACAGGCGCGGTGTCAATAACCAGTGCAACATTTACTCGTACAGCTACAACTCAAGCGTGGCTAGACGGTTCGATGACCACTGCTGCATGGACAGTTGGAGGAACTGCTCAAACTGGCGCTATTACACTTGGTCGTTCTACTGCTGCTCAAACTGTTAACATAGCAACTGGTGCTACAGCAATATCAACTACAAAAGCAGTTAACATTGGCACTTCTGGTGTTTCCGGTTCTATTAGTAATATCACTATCGGTTCAGCAACAGCCGGGACAGATACTACATTAAATATTACAGGTAGACTTGCAGTTGTTCAACCCACTGGTGGTATTGGAACTGTCACCAATACAGCTTCTGGCACTACAGTTACTGGTGTTGATACTCTATTCACTAGAACATTCCAAGTAGGTGATTCAATTACTATTGGTGGTCAAACGGTTGCTATCTCAGCTATCGCATCTGATACATCAATGACAACTGCAGCTATTACTGCTGCTAATGCTACTGCAACTGCGTATACGCTAACCGGCGGTACTCGTTTTGTTGTTAATGGTAATGGTAACGTAGCTATTGGTGGGAATACACCTGCAAGTAATCCAAAATTAGCTTTGTATGGTGGTATGCGATTCTTGTCAAATGAAACCGCCGCTGCTACCTATACGGGTATTGGTTCTATCGTTTCTGATAATGTAAGTATCAGCACTTCTGGCTCAGAACGGATTCGTATCGATTCAGCTGGCAACTTATTATTAGGTGCATTTACTACATCTATTGTAAAGAAATTTACAGTAGTTGGTGAAGGTAACTTTACCGATCTAAGTAATACACTTAGATTGTATATGGGATTCTCTTCATCTATTCCAACAACTGGCGGAACTGGTGCGTATATCTACAATAACGATAATTCACCGTTAGTGTTTGGTACAACAAATACTGAACGTATGCGTATCACTGCGACTGGCGATGTAGGGATAGGGACGAGTTCGCCGGGTGAACTTCTGCACATTTACAAGGCTAGTGGCGACCCAGCTTTTCGAATCCAATCCAGCGCGGGTAATTGTTATGTTGTGAATCGGGCTTCAACGTCTGCAATGGACTTGCTCAATGCGATGAATGGGCCAATGACGTTTGGTACTAACAA